CTATAACGATGATGTTACCTCTATTATCCAAGACACCATAAACGCTATGCGTCCAACGCTTGATAAAATCAAGGGACATAAGGACACAGCACAAACAGCAAAAGAAATTTCTGAGTTGTTGTCTGCTACTACTGGCCTAAAGGCTGACCAGTGGCTGGACTCTGCGTTTGTGTACGGTAAGACCATTGAGGAAGCTACAGTTGTCCTTGGGGCTATCGACAGTCTTCTTATGGAGTCTGGTTCAAGATTGCATAAGATATTCTCAGACAAACGCTTTGATACCAACCTAGATATAAAGCAGAAGGGTCTGGACGAACTTTCTCATTTCAACAAACTTCTTGCCGCTGTTAAGCAAGTAGAAACGCCTATTGGTCGTGGTCTACAGTCACGCAAGAACAAGATTGTTGATGCTGATGCAATGAACTCGCAATCCGCCGAACTAGGTGGCGAGGCCGCGCTCAGAAAGTTTCGCACCACAGTCCTTACTTCTGGTGGGGACATTCGCAATATAACAAAAGCGGCATCTATGGGTATGACCAAATTTCATAAAGGTGCGGCAATGGGTGGTGAGTTCTTCAGGTCTATGATTCTGTTTAACATCAAGACCCACGTTACTAACACGATATCTGGTTTTACTGAGACTGTTCTTATACCGTCAGAGCGTTTTGTTGGTTCTTTCCTTGATTGGCGTACAAATCCTTTTGGCGCAGAAGCAAAAGCTGTTCGTACGGATTTTCGTTACCACATGATAGGTCTGTTCTCTACGTTTAAAGACTCCATCAGGATGGCTAAGAAGTCTTTGCAAGCTGAGAGGAACTTCCTTGACCCTGCAAACACCAAGCTTGATGGTATGGATGTTGAGAACAAGATAACCTCTGGTTTTGTTGGTTTGCGTAAGGAAAGTCTGCTTGGGCGAAATGTGGACACTATCGGTAAGATTTCTCGTGGTTCTCTCCGCGCACTTGGAGCAGAAGACGAGTTCTTTAAACAGATAAACTACAGAGCGCGAATATTTGCTAACGCCATGCGTGAAGCAGATGTACTTATGCAAGCTGGTAAATTAGATAAGGACGGCATGAAAGCCTACGCCTTGAAGAAGGTAGACGAGTCTTTCGATGATGCTGGTCGTGGTCTTGATAAAGACAGTACCCAATATGCCCGTGAGGTGACGTTTACTGAAGACCTAGATAAAGGCTCTTTTGCTCTGACACTACAACAGGCAACGCAACAGCATCCAACATTTCAGCTTATTCTACCCTTTGTTCGTACCCCTACAAACCTTATTGTTCGTGGCGCACAAAGAACACCGTTAGCATATGTCCTTTCTAAGAGATATAGAGAAACGCTGAAAAACGGTACACAAGCAGAGCGGTCACAAATGTTAGGCCGTGTGGCTCTGGGTACTTCCCTGCTTGGCGGTATGACGGCACTTTGTTTTGAAGGTAAACTTACAGGGGCTGGCCCTGTTGACCCTGCACAGAACAAACTGTGGAGAGCGGCGGGTAACCAACCATATAGCATACTCGTTAACGATAAGTGGCACTCATATAACCGCTTTGACCCTGTGATGATGCCTGTCGGACTTATAGCTAACTACTTTGATATGGGAAAACACTTAGACATAGAGGATACGACTGATGTCATATCCACTGCGGCGTTTGCGCTGTCTCAGACCGTTCAGGATAAGGCGTACCTTCAGGGTATTACAAACGCCCTTGATGCTATTACAGTAGGCTCTCAGCAAGACATGAACTTGGCTGGTACATGGCTAGAAAACACCTTTACTTCGTTTATCCCTGCCGCACCCCTGCAAATTGTAGAAGGTGTCCAGCGGTTAACTAACGATGAAGGTAACTATCCAGAACTTCGTGAAGCCGTAGGTCTTGTTGACAAGATACGCAGACGTATACCCGCGCTTAACGAACAGCTACCACCAAAGTACAACTGGCTCACTGGTGAGGCCATCACAAACCCAGACCCCTTCTCTACAGGCTTTCCTGTAATCCCAGCTAACACAAAGGTTACTGAGGTGGGTACTGAGTTGATGCGCCTGAATTACCCGTTTAGGGGTGTGCCAAGAACACTTGAAGGTATCAAGTTAAGTAGTGAACAACTGGCGTTCTGGTCAAAGCAAATGGGGTCAACCACACTCAGTGGTAAAACCATGCTTGATGCCATTGCGGCAGTTACGCGTAAGACTGGATACGATAAGACAGACATGAGTGTCTATGATGGTATCAACCTCACCGCTGAAATCAAAGTAATCACACAAGTCATGTCAGCATATCGCTCAAAGGCGAGAGCCGATTTGCTTGCACAGTTCCCTGAACTAAAGAGGGAATACACTGCGCGAAGAGCAAACGATAGAGCGGGTAGACAACTACTAGAAACAAATAGGTAAGAGAAATGCCATTATCATACAAAGAAATAACATCAAATGGGTCAGCGGCACAGGACTTGTCTTTTACCTTTGACTACATTGATGTAACAAATCTTTCTGTGTATGTGGACGGTACACTTAGAACGTATCAAACTGATTGGGATTTGCCTGACACGAACCGCGTAGAGTTTGCGTCTGGGCAACACCCAACCAGTGGGGCTGTTATAAGAATACAACGTAACACGCCCTCCACCACACGGATTGTAGATTTTCAGGACGGTTCAGTCCTGTCAGAAAAAGACCTTGATGACTCTGCTCGTCAAATCTTCTTCATATCACAGGAAGCATCAGATACCGCTGGCGGTGCCATTACAGTATCTGTGGATGGTCAAATTGACGGTCAAAACAGAAATGTTAAAAATGTCGCGGCTCCCACAGAAAATCACCATGCAGTTAACTTAGGCTTCTTGAATACAAACATCACAGCTATAAATAACGTCAATAGCAATATGGCCTCTGTGAATAACATTAATACCAATATGTCAGACGTTAATAATGTTAATACTAACATGGCTGACATTAATGCGGTTGAAAACAACCTAACACAGCTAAACGCTATTGTGGATATCTATAAGGTATCAGCTACTGCGCCTTCGTCACCCAACCAAGGTGACCTGTGGTACGACACATCTAATGACAACTTATATACATACAATGGAAGTGCTTGGATTTTGCGCTTTGGTTATGATGACCAAACTGTACGGGTAAACGAATACACAGCCACCGCTGGACAGACAGACTTTAGTGGCTCTGATGCTAACAGTAATACAATGACGTTGGTATCGGGTTCTACTATGTTTGTATATCTCAACGGTATCCTTATTGAGGAGACTGATGACTTCACAAGGACTTACGCTACAAACACCCTCACGCTGACCACAGCGGCTGTTCTCAATGATGAACTGCGTATCTTCCAGTTCAATCCTTTTAGCACTAGTGACCACAACCTTGTGGTTAACTCAGCGGCTGATGCACAGAAACTAGCAGTTAATGCAGAGGACAGTCAGTTTACTCTGTCCGATAGCACGACAGGTTACTCTGCGCTTCACCACAAAGAAAAAGCTTTGGACGCTCAAACAGCCTCCGAAACTGCTAAGACGGAATCAGAGACTGCCCGTGACCTTACACTAGGGTATCGTGACACAGCGGAAACTTACAAGAACCAAGCGGAAGGGTATCGTGACACAGCGTTATCTCACAAAGATGCCGCTTTCACTTCTGAGACTAATGCCTCTAACTCTGCGACTGCCGCGCAGTCTTCAGCCCAAGCCGCGAACAGCCCGTGGTCAACTGAAAGTGGTGTTGCGGGAACCACTACTGCTTTTTATGAGACTGGCGATGTAAAGGTAGCACCCACACAAGCTAAACGTAACAATTTCGTTAGTAAAGAAGGCGACCTCATATTCACAAACGGGAACGATGCTGTTCTTGGTACTATTTCAACAAACGCACATCTTGGCGCAGGAACTAGCACCTTTGATGGTCTAATTCTTACAGGTGGAACTAATAGAACTCAGACTCCATCCGGTCTAGGAACAGTGGGCATTTACGAGGAAACTGGTAATCCTTCTATTTCTTTTCACACTGGCGATGTAAATAGTGGCGCAAGACGCTCTGTAATTGAGGCAATAGACACAAACACAAGTGTTATTGGGAATGGTTTACGCATTGACCCCGTTGGTACAGGCTTGGGTAACTACACCACGTTTGGTGGTAAGGGCATCCGCTCTTACGGCAACTACCAGTTTCTAGGTAGGAGTGCGATTGCTACAGATATAGCTACACTGGTTATAACCTTTGCTAACTTTGGAATAGACCCTACTCATTACGAGTTAATTAAGGTTCGTATGAGAAATGTTGGCTCAACATCTAGTTCAGCTAATAATATGCGATTTTACTTCAATGGCACTAGATATGATGGTGCGGCTTATAGGTACGTTGGGAACCGTGCGATTTTCGATGGCACAACAAATACCGACACCAACCAATCAGGGTGGAACCAAACTGCTGGACGGGTTGGTTATGGGCATGACAGTACCGCCCACGATAGCTGGACTACAATTTGGATACCAAATGTAGGCAAAAACAGCTATGTGGAAAACAGCGGAACGGCTTATCAAACATGGTGGTCAGAAAGCCGAGGCGTTGACGGGTCTAGCCGTCCACAGGTTTACCTTCACAGTGGCTTTGTTAATTCCGCTACGAGTAGAAACATTGTTACTGGTCTTTGGATAGACTCTAGTAGTGGAAATTATCGCAATACAGAGTTTGAGATTTTCGGACTGCCGCTCGAAGGTGTCGGAGGGATTGAATAATGACTGATACTATTTCAAGAAATATTTGGATGGCTGGCCCTGACGGTGGAACAATTCACGTTATGGATGACGATGAATACGCCGCTGTCTGTGCTGAGAAAGCCGCTAACGCAGATGCTGATGGTAAAGAAGAAACTGTTGGTATGGCTCAAAACCTTCTCAATTCATCCGATTGGACACAACTAAGCGACACAGGGATTACAGATGCCTGTAAAGCCGCTTTTGTCACCTATAGAGCAAGCCTACGGGCTATCCGTAAAAACCCAACAGTAGACCCAACGTGGCCTACTAAACCAACAGAGGAGTGGACATGAGTATTACATACACAAGTGGTATGAACCACGATGACCTAGTATCCACCCTTAAACATTTACAGGGTGACAAAACTTTTACTTGTTCTACCGATAAGGAAACTGGAGAACAAACATGGGAGTGGAGCGATGGTTCTACTCCCGCGACTAAAACACAACTGACAAACGCAAGGAGCGTGGCTGTTGCTAAAACTCAGTGGTTAGCGGTGCGGCTTCAGCGAGATGCTGAGTTAGCTAAATGTGATTGGACACAGGCGGTAGATAACCCTTTATCAGACACAAAGAAAACTGAGTGGGCTACATACAGGCAGTCATTGAGGGATGTTGGCAATCAATCAGACCCTTTTAAAATTAACTGGCCTACAGAACCGTTGTAAGGGAGATATTCTATGAGCAACGCAAGAAATACATCAAAACTCATAAACAAGTTTTCTCCTACAGCAACAGGTATAGACTTAACAGGTGGCTTCTCTGTATCAGGTGATATAGGGCTTACTGCTACAAGTATTATTACTGGTGGCCCCGAATACTCCCGTGTTCTCAGGGTTCACGAAGCAAACAATTCTACCATACAAACCTCTACTAACTCGACACTTAATACATCACAAAAGGATATAACGCTTACTTCTCCAATATCTGACGATGGGTCAATTAAGCAGTATAGGCTTTTGATTGAGTGTTATGGTAATGCGAGTTACTCCGAAGCCAGCCGTGACCCTACATTTGAGCCGCATCTTCAGGTATATAACTACGCAACAAGTGCTTGGGCTAACTTTTCTGATACTGCTAATAGTATGGCCGCCAATGGTGCTGATGGTGGACAGAATGTTATAAGACTTGGTTACTACATATCTGGAAACCTCACTCCAGTATCAACGGCTAACTACATTCTATCTTATGCTACTCCAGTACTAACGCTTAGAAACAAAATAGATGGTACAGGCGGAACAAGTAACGACACCCTTACATCAAATTATTGTGACATGCGAGTTTGGGAGTTGGCATAATGGATGAAACAAAAGCACAGTTAGACTCCCATGAGCGAGAGTGTGCCATTCGATATGAAATGGTTCATGGTAAACTTGAAAGCCTAGACAAACGTATGTGGCGGCTTGAGGCAATGATAATGGGGTCAACGATTATAATGGTTGGCCTTGCCGCTACCTTGATTACGAAGATATGAACTATAGTTAACCGTAGTTAACTCTCTCCCCTTTAAAATATTACTTATGGAGGTCATCACCATGATTGACCCAGTATCGGCGTTTGCCGCCGTTTCTGCTGGACATTCTGCTATTATGAAAGCTGTGCAAATGGGAAAAGATTTATCTTCCCTAAGTAATCAAATATCGCGTTATGCCCAAGGAGAGGCGGAACTACAATTTGGTGCAAGTAAAAAGAAGAAATCTCGTTTTTCCTTTGCGGAAGACAGTGCGATTGAAAAGCACTTTAAGAAAGAAAAACTTGCAGATATGCGAAATGAGTTGCGGTCTATTTTTCAACTGTATGGAAAAGCAGGGCAATGGGAAAGACTCCAAGCAGAGATAGCATCTGAAAGGGCTAGAATACAAAGAGAGCTAAATCTACAAGCCCACCGAAAAGAACAATTTCAAATCTGGTGTACCGTTATGTCCCTTCTCGTTCTGGGCGTAGGCGGATTGGTTTGGTATGCGCTTTGGCTCAAAGGAATAATAGGATGATAAATTTACTAGTACAAGGTCTTCTTGGTGTTGCTGGTGAAGCTGTAACAGGCTTCATCGACACTAAGAAAGCCAAGGCCAAGCAGAAGCTGGTCAAGATAGAGGCTGAGACAAGCCTTATGGAAAAACAAATTACAGGGGAGATTGAGTGGGATGTTGAAGCTGTTAAGGGTTCTAAGGACTCTTGGAAAGACGAATACCTTACAATTTTGTTCTCAATCCCACTTTTGCTGTGTTTTTTGCCTTTTACAGTCGGCTATGTCGAGCGAGGTTTTGAAGCGTTAGCGATGACCCCTGATTGGTACAGATACACCTTGGGGATTATTGTATCGGCATCATTTGGTATCAAGGGTGCAACTAAGATGTTTGGGGCTAAAAAATGAAACAAGCGGCTACCAAACTAAACGAAGCTAGTGAAATCACAATCCCGCTCCGAAACTTAATTTCAATGATTGCGTTTACCGCAGTAAGTTGCTGGGTCTACTTCCAACTAACTCAGCAAATTTCTTTTCTTCAACATGACCTTGAGAACCTCAGAAACTCGACAACTAGCGAGATGGCTATGATGCTTGAGGAAATCGAGGAAAATGACACATGGATTGACGAGTGGAAGCCCCCAACCGTAGTGCAAGAGACTGTATCTAAAGTTCAACAACTGGAAATAGAGCTTGCTAAGATGAAGCTTGTCTTATCACAAGGACGGGCATGGAATTAGAGATAATAGCAATCTTCCTACAGATACTTACCCTACTCGCAGTATGTGCAAATACCGCAATCAATATCGTCTACAGGATGAAGAAGTAATGTGGGACATGCACAATTTAACTACAGAAAAAAAGGCAAAGAAGAATATGAGTTTATATGAAAATATTAACAAGCGTAAAGCAGCTGGCACTAGCAGACCTAAGAGTAAGTCTACTGTCTCAGCTAAGTCATACTCTAACATGAAGGCTGGGTTTCCTAAGACCAACAAGTATAAAAAGAAGCCTGCATGACACAGTTAATTGAACAACTCAAAAGACACGAGGGACTGAAGTTAAAGCCATATAAATGCACAGCAGACAAACTTACAATCGGAATCGGGAGAAATCTGGAAGACGTAGGGATCTCAGAGAAGGAAGCAGAGCTGTTACTAACCAACGACATAGAGTCAGCAGGTCGCCTACTGAAGGACAAGTTCCCTTGGACGATGGAGTTAGACGAGGTACGTTTCGCAGCTCTTATCAACTTTACCTTCAACGTAGGGATAGGGACAGTCTCCAAGTTCGTAAACGCAATGGCTCTGCTAAAGGCAGGAAACTACGATACGGCGGCAGATGAGTTCCTACAAAGTCGCTGGGCAAGCCAGGTTGGTCATAGAGCCTTAGAGGTCAGTGAGCAAATCCGTACAGGAGAGTGGCAATGAGCCGAGAAATCTTAGACACCCTACATGACGCAGTAAGCCAAGAGCTACTTGCTCGTGTTCGCACTGGCGAAGCTACAGCATCAGAGCTATCCGTAGCCGTCAAGTTCCTTAAAGACAACGGAGCCAGCCTAGACGTTATAACTGCAGAGTCTCCACTAGGTAACCTCCTAGATAGCCTGCCATTTGAGGCAGTAGCAAACTAGATGCAGGTTCCTGCTCAACTGCAGGACTTCAGAAACTTTCTCTTCCTAGTGTGGAAGCACCTTGGCCTCCCAGAACCCAC